CAATCATCAAGGCAATTGACATCTCTCCAATCCCTCCATCTGTCACAATGGTTGACAACAAAGTTAACTATCTCTTTGTCTGAGTCGCTAGGTTCTTGGAATTCCATGATTGACCTTTAAAGTTTTTTCCACTCGGCAAAAGAGAGTCTTAGAGCATTTGGGTCGCCAGCTTCACGCTCATTCTCATATTGCTCACGGCTATTTGCCAATGGAGGATTAACCATTCCACGACCAGCGCCTACCTTTTCAGAAGCAGACTGAGCATCCATAGCTTCTTTGTATGCCTTCTGATAGCCCTTTTTTACATTTTCTGGCGCTCCACCACCGCTATACATCCCGCTAAGAGTGTCAGCAGTTTTGAACTTTTCAGTTACATAATCAATACGTTTACCCATTTTTATACTCCTGAAATAATATCTACTGGTTGCCAATCCTCGCTGTCATCTTCTTCCATGTAAGATGTAACAGCCAGTTGGTCAATGTAACTGAGGGAGTCAGGCAAGTCATCATGGACTCCTTGAGCAGGGAACAGGATTAACTGGTCTACAAACTCATCCCAATCTTCTTCCGAATTTAACACAATTCTGCCATGCTCGAACCTACCTTGTAAAGCCCAGATGATTCTGTCTGCTTTTTTTCTATTCCCATGAGTCAAATCCACGATATGAGCAAAGGTGTTGTTCTTTCGCATTAAGTCCGAAAGATAGGGCAAAACAGCGTTCTTTAACGCCCCCCTCTCTATCCCCACGGATAAAGGGCGGTAGTCCCGAATAGCCATCAGAATCTTGGAGGCGGTTTCTCGAATGTCCCATCTTCCGTGTTCAATCTTCTTAACAAACCACTTCCCATCGTCTGTAACCTTAACGATTGAGATGGCAGACTCGTCCAGACGCTTTTTAGAGTTGGCGGCTTGTTTGGCAACTTCCTCGAATCCCGCTAGGTCAACAGCGATGAAGTAGCTTCCATAATCAGGTTCTACCCCGTATTTGATCCATTCTTCCTTAAAGATGTCCGAACCCGCATTGGTGAAAGAAGCCATAAACTCTTGCTTAAAAGCGAAGGAACTTAGGGTTTTCTTAGCGGAATCTATCTCTGCTTGGTCAATCAAGGGGTTATCAGCAGTGGTAAAGTGCCAACTCTTCCAATCAGGATCATCTTCTGACTCGCCCAACTTAAAGGTATCGTAGAACCAGTTGCGCCCCTTTGGAGTGCCAATAAAGAGTGCTCTCCCCCGTTTATCAGACAAACTGGCACGAATGACCTGTTCCCATGCCTCGGGTTTAATGTCGGCAACCTCGTCCAGTACCGCATAGGTCAATGAGACTCCACGAAGGGTATCAGGTCTATCCGCACCACGAACGTATATCCTAGCCCCGTTTATCAGGGTAATGTCTAGGTTGTTAACGTGACTGCTCTGAATAACCTCTCTACCAAGGTCTAGCAGTAAGTCCCAGATAATCTGTCTTGATTGTCCCATAGTGGGACTAACATAAAGAACCGCAGAGCCTTGTGGACACTTGAGTCCTTCAATCAGTAGGGTAACTGCCGCCATTCGAGACTTACCGCATCTACGCCCAGCAGCCACAACCTTGAACCGAGTCGTATCCTTAAATACCTCTTGTTGCCAAGGAAGTAGAGAGAAGTTCAGATCAGCCATATTTAGCCTCTACGTCTTCAGGTTCAGTGTCAATTATCGTAGGTTCTTGTCCTAAACCAGTGATATTGATGGTTACAGCACTTCTCTGACTCTTATCCTTTTCAAACAAAGAAACAGGTAGAGTCCTATCAAGACACATCTTCAAAGCTACCAATTGATGGGGATGGTCATCATTAAGGGCTATCTCAATAACCTTCTGAGCCACATCCTTACCCCCACTCCTAATCATCAGCTCTTTAAGCTCCTTCAGACGTTGATGGTCTGTCTTAGGTAGTACTAGGGGTGGATTGTCAGCAAACCTCTGTATGGTCATCTTGACGCTTCCCTTGGGTCTTCCTCTTCCTCTTTTTTCCATTTTGTCCTCCTTGGAATGGATTAGTTCATTTTAGCTTTTTCAGAGGGATGGTGGCTCCACAAATATCTACCAACCCAACCTACCCCCTCCCCCCCCCATACATCTCACCACCTAGGGTTTCTACCTAAGGGTTTCTACCTACGTACTTACCCTTATAGGGTTTACCCTTAGTGCTAGATGCGAATGATTCTCATTTAGGTTTCATGCAAGTGTGAAAGAGTGATGCACCATTTTCCATGTACTTGATCTAATTGAGAACTATTCGCGTTTACTCTCTCTTACTGATTCCCTTATGTCATCCCTTACTGGTTCATCTAAGTTGGGGCTGTCTATTGTTGCGAGACCTATACTTAAAAAACTCAGTGGCATGTCAGGCCTGAAACCCTTGTTGTGCGCCTCCTGGTACACATCCAACACGTTTTCAAAACCTCGGCATAAATTACCCTTACCAGCCGCCAATAGAATCATTCTTTGAGGGTCTGACAATGTTCTTTGAAAGTATCGGGTTTGAGGGTTTGAGGGTCTCCCCATTTTTTAGCCTTTAAATGATTTATTTAATTATTGCACACAATAGTTCTAGGGGTAAATACTTATAGGGTTTTGGAGGGGTCAATAGAATCAACAACTTACGAGAGTTGGCACGATTCTTTTATGCTTATATAGTGAGAGGGTAGATTTTTACTCTCTCTCTTATCAACTCTCAATAGGTGTCAACATGAAAAGCAATCGTTCAGAATACTTAAATTTTTTCCAAAACTGGCTGCACTATCAGTTCCCACGCAATGCCGATATTGTCCGCAATGTTTTAATCATGCAAGAGGTTCGCAAAATCGTTGATGACGATCAAGAGGCCGCTTATTGGGGTGATCGTGATTGCTGGACAATGCACGACATAGCGAACAAGAAAATTCAATCACGGGCCATTGAGGGCATCACAGCATGAAAAACAATCTTTTAGACTATCTCACAGCCATTGCATTGGGTTTAGCCCTTTGCGTGGGTTTGCTAGCTTATTTTGACGTTTTAGTCAAATAATTTTCTTTTCTTTTTAATAGGTGTTCACATGGCAAAATTATCAGTACATGGGCAGGAAATTGGCAGAATTACAGCGTTGACAAGCGTAAAAGCTTATTTTAGCGATGGCAAAATTCTAAAAAATATAGGTTTTGGCTGGAAATTACACGCTACTGTTAAGCAGGGAATCGATCCTAATTATGCTTATGAAAAAGCGGTAACCCGTCAAAATGATTTTTTTGAAGGCAAGCCAGCCCTTAAAGAGTACAAAAAAGCTTTGCATTCGCTTGCTGGGATGAATAAGCGCTGGAAATTACATCAAACCATTACCCTAATGTATGACGATATCGATGGGGTATGGTCAGAATGTTGCGATGGTTACAGCGAAAACGTACACGCTGATATTGATGAAATTTCACAATTGTGCGCTTTATATGTTGAAGCTTTAAATGAAATGAAAGAGTTAACCGCTGAAACCGCTTAAGGGTTTTCACTGATTTACTAGGGGTTTTATGCCCCTAGAATTGTATTTTTTAACTTTATAGGCGTTCACAATGACAAATTATTTCACTTTCACCACTTTGCAAGCTGCACAAGATTATCGTTATGAAAACGGGTTAGGCGGCTGGATTTTTGCCCCTGAAAACGACAAACCTACTTTTTACCCGTTTCATGAAGTGATCTTGTTTCCCTCTACTTTCACCCCTAGCGACATTTTTAATCACCCGTTCACAAAGGGCCGCTCGGGTAAACTGATAGCAGGGAATTAAACAATAGACTGTTAGCCCTTGATCTAGGGGCTAATGGCCTAGTGTTTTACTAGGGTTTTCTTAACTTTTTGAATAGGCGTTTCACATGAAAATCACATTAAAAACCAGCGTTTTACGTGCAGCTCTAATTTGTGCAGCAAAAAAAGATTTGCGATACTATTTGCAGGGCGTTTGCGTTTCAATCAATCACCCTCAAATTGCAATGGTTTACGGGACTGATGGACACATTTTATTTGCGGGACAATGCCCGATTGACGTTATCGATGCACCAGCATCATACGGGTTTCAAATAATTATTCCCTCCGATACGATCAAGGCCATTGATAAAAAGGCCGAATTTATCGATCTTGAAACCATTGAAGGGGGTGCAAAGGACTATTACTTGCTGGGTAATGCCCGTTTTCAGGCAATAGATGCACGTTATCCCGATATTTCCCGTGTAGTTCCCTCCCGTGATTTGTTTTCAGAATTGAAACCCAGCAATTTTGACCCTGAATTGTTAGTTAAGGGTAACGAAGCATTAGCCATGTTCTACGGGGCAAAAAAAGGAAAAGTGTTTCCATTGCATCAAAGGGGCAATGATTCAGGAACTATCCACAATAACCAAAACGATGCAGTTGTTGTTGTTATGCCAATGCGAAGTGATATAGGCACTTATCAAGGGTTAAACCCTGATTTTATGCAAGTGCAACAAAAAGCCGCCTAATGCCTAGACTGATAACCCTCTAATTGGGGGTTATTGGCCTAGGCGTTTCCCTAGGTTTTTCAATATAAAGGCTTTAATATGTCAATGACAAAACGTGAAAAGCAGCGCATTACAGCGCAAGAAAATACTCTTATCGGTTTAGGTTTTACAGCAATTCAAGCCGATAAACTTCGCAAAATTAGCATGACCTTGCAAAGATGGCATGAGCTGGAATGTGGCATTGATGGGGGGTGTGTTGAACGGGATGAAGCTGGTAAACCCTTTTGGCGTAGTGAATACTCTGGCAAACTTTCACCCATTGGCGACAGAGAAAAGGGTGCAAAAAAGCGTTTGCATGAAATTCTTGAATCAAGAAATTACAGCGAATGGGCGTTTTTAGGTTGGCCTATGTCGCAAGTTGAAATTAAGCCCTATATCCAAGGTGATCCTAGGGGTGCAGCACTCTACTTGATTCGCCCTGACGATGTGCCAGAGGGTAAAAATGTAGATTCTTATTATTCCCGTGGCATTTGCGTTTATTAAAATGATCTATGCAATTATCGCCTTAGCTCTGCGAATACTTAGCGGGAAACGCTAAACCCTCAGACCCTCTTAGGAGGGTTTTTTCTTGTCTTGGCTACTCAGGGAAGTCCTCAGCCCTGAATTGCAGTTCTTGGGCAAACCAGAGGCGTTCTAGCATGATAGTTTGCAGGGCTTGTCGTGCTTCTATGGTCTTTTGAAATCGGTCGCTCATTTCCTCGATTTCCTGTTTATTCCATAAAACTAGATTTTCTGCTTTTGATTCTAGGCGTTTACGTATGTAATCGGCACGTTCTTGAAGGGTAAAAAATGGCTTGTCTGCCAGTGCTCGGTTACAGTCTTTACATGAGTTTGCAAGGTAAAACCCTATTTTTCTCTCTTTAAACCACTTTATTTCTTTTGTGTCGCACCATGACAATGGCGGGCAATGATCTAGTTCTGACCACTTGTCACCACAATAAAAGCAGCCAGCCCGACTACTCCAATGGCGTTCATACCTATGCCCATATAGTTTGAGCAGTTCATTTCTATGTGCTTTTGAAGTGCGTTTAAGTGCCATTTAAGGCATTTTACCCGATTACCCCTTGCCCCAGTGCTTAAAACCGCCTAGAACGGGGTTTTAGTGCCTTTGGTGGGCATTTCCTCGCACAATCTGCGTATGGTTTCATTCAGTGCGTCTATTTCTTCCATTTTATTGATAGCCCAAGCCCTTTTTTGTCCATGCCATCCCATTACTGGATTGCGGTGGCAATCGACACAAAGGGCAATGCAAGTGTATTGAAGCCCCTGTTTGTAGTGATGCGCTTCGCTTGGCCCTGATGCTTGGCAAACGCTACAAGGTAGGTTTTTAACCCTTGCTAAGTGTAGCCTTTCCCTTGCGCTTAGTTTGTTGTTCAAGTAGTGGCCTTTAATTCCATTCTCGCACTGTATTGGGCGGTTCTCCAGCACTCGACCTTGGCTTGGGCGGCTGTCATTAGCCAACGATAGCGTTCTTCTATTTCAACGGCTGCCCTAATCCCTTCAAGTATTTCCACATATTCAGGGTGAGCATAAGCAAATGTGTCCTGTTTTCCAAGCACTTCAGTCCCTGCAAGGCTTTTCAGTTGTGCGTGTTTTGATCGCCTGTATTCTTCTAAGTACATACGATCAGATTTAGCCTTTGCGTAAAGTGGGGCTGTTTTTATGATGAACTCTATCGCAAGTGTAGGCTCGTTCATGTTCTTTCCCTGATTGCATCCATGTGAACGTATCCAGTTGAAGCATCCAAAATTTCGATTATTTCATTGCGTTCATGCTCTGCTATCAGTTTAGCAAAGCGTTCTAGGTGTTCGGTTAAATCATTTTTAAGATGTTCGGTTAACTTAAAGTCTTCTTTATCAGATGAACTGTTAGCCTCATCGTCTTGAATGTAAAACCTAGCCTCTTTTGCCATGCGGATGATGTCTTCTCTAGTCATGCTTGTTTCCTTGCTCGGATTGCCATAGCCGCCAACTTAGTTACATCAGAAGCAAATTCAGGATGGTATGCCAGTACATCACACACTTTTGCACAGCCTTCACGTTCTTGTTCTGCTACCAGTTTGGCAAAGTGAATCAATATCTGTTGACAAGTATCAATTTCTTCATCAGCAAACCCTGCCTGTTTTGCCATGCGGATAATGCCTTCTATGGTCATACATCCTCCATCTTGAAGTTGACTTTGTGATGCTGAAACCGCATTGCAGCTTCACACTCCAACTCTTTAAAAGACTCGTCACTCAGCAAACCGATACAGTTGCGACCCTCAAACCAAACCTCACGAATAGACTCGTTAAAGGTGGAATCTAGGTCTTGCTCGTATTCGTAAACGACTGTTACGACTTCGCTACCCGCACCGATTGTTGTATCAAATTCCCATGTATTCATCATTAACTCCTGTTTGAAAATTAAATATTACCTAATTGTTTGCGTAATACCATAGGGATTTACCCTTAGTCTCCGCAAAAACAAGCAATAGTTTCTTCATTCTTGTCAAACATATCAATTTGGCTTTTCCCGTAATTCATCATTTGGGTGTAGTCGGGTTTGTCTTTTGAGAATCGACCCCCAATTTTCTTCTCTTGTTCTGCCCACCAAATAGCCCTTTCAGGTTCTCTTTGAATGATGCTTGCAAGTTGGTGCGCACCCTTCATAAAGCACAAATCGCAGTTCCCAAGTGGTGTTACCTTGTCCCTGAATTCAATGCCTAGGTCAAAACTATGGTTCTTCCAAAAGCCCTGGACATCTGCTTGCGTGATTCCTGCAATGGCAAGTGGCGCATGGAGGGTTTCTCTGAGCTTTACCACCCTTCTAGGTTCATCTGCCCTGATTCCTGCCAAGGTCTGAAATTCATCTATTCCGATTGAAGCCATGTATCGGGTAATTGGGTGGATTTTTAGTTCTGTTGTACAGAATCGCATGACAGGATTTGGCAAAAACTGCTTGCTGGCAATGATTTCAGCAAATGGTTCGCCATTCCTGCTTGCAGTTTCATAGTTAACCACCTTGAACTTAGGCTGCTCTTTAGTAAATTCAAGCCAAACAATCGGCACATTCCATTGCTTTTCTATGTCTCTCACAAAATCAAGGGTGGCTTCGTGTTCTTTTCCAGTATTGCAGAAGATAACCTTTGCTTCGGGCGGTAGGCTCATGTGGTGAGCTTCTAAAACCTTGTAAAGCATAAAAGCAGAAGTTCTGCCGCCTGAAAAGCTAATTACAGTTGGCTCTGTTATTTCGTATGGGTTCATTTGACTACTCCGATCATGCGTAAAGCTGCTTCAGGGCAGTCTATTCTTGACAATGTACTTCCTGACCAATTCTCAAAAAAGTCTGTTTGTAGCTTGGTAAACTTCTTTTTATTGTCTGTTTTGATCTCTACCAAAAAGGTGTGGTTTTTATATCCCACCAATAGGTCAACTGGCAAACCAATAATCCAGACGTATGCACCAGCAGCCCTTAGTGCAGAGACGATTTGCTCTTGGTTAGCATCTACTCTGGCTGCATATCTCATAAAAGAGTCCCATCTTTGATTCTGTTCATATATTCTCGGATTCTGTCTCTAGCACCTATGCCATAGATTCTTTCTGCCCTCTCAAGTCTGCCACGCACAAAGTCTCTATCTTTGTTTGTTTCCCAAGTGCGATAGAGTTCCCTTGCTTCTGCTTGCTCAAGGATCACTCTATCGCTTGGGCCTTGAATGTTACGTCTGCTCCAGATCACCAGTTAGCTCCAATGCTTTGTTTATCAGGTGTAATGGGTAAGGAACACCCTCTTTTACTCTGTCCAAAAGTTTCATTGCGTCTGCATGGCTCATGCAAAATCCAATGATGTTTGAGCTGTACGTTTCTTTTGAAGTTTCCCATAGGCAGGGTTTAACTCGCACCCAATGTACTGTCTCCCAAGGTCTTGGGCTACTTGTGCAGTAGTTCCTGAACCCATAAATGGGTCTAAAACAATCCCTCCAACTGGTGCGCCAGCAAGTATGCAAGGCTCAATCAGTTCACTTGGAAAAACCGCAAAGTGTGCGCCTGAGTATGGTTTTACTGGAACACTCCAAACACTTCGTTTGTTTGCCATGCCATCAGCACCAAACACTCTCTCACCTTTACTAAACCTATCTCCTTTTGAGTAATCAGCTTGGTAACCTTCAGCATTTTTATCTCGTGTTTCTGGCTCACCCTTAAGAGGCTCTTTAATTGCCTCATGATCAAAATGATATTTTCGAGACTTGCTTAACAAGAAAATATACTCATGCGATTTAGTACAACGATCTCCAACAGACTCAGGCATTGGGTTTGGCTTATGCCAGATTATGTCCTGACGCAAGTACCAACCATCTGCCCTCAAAGCAAATGCAAGCATCCAAGGTATTCCAATGAGGTCTTTTTCTTTTAACCCCTCTAGTTTATTGCCTCGCCTTGCACATACCTGTGGCAAATCTTGAATATTGTTGGAAACTGATTGCTGAACAAGTGCTTGCCCCTTGCCTAATCGGTAGTTGTAATAACTGTCTCCAATATTCAACCACAGCGTTCCATCGTCTTCCAGCACATCCCACACACATCGAAACACCTCAACCATTGCTTTTATGTATTCCTCTGGTGTTTCTTCAAGTCCTAACTGTCGATCCTCACGAACAGCACCACACTTAGGGCAAATACTTTTATAAATTGCATCTCCGACAGTTAAATCTTTGTTGGCATGACCTGTAATGGTTTTGTCGGAATATTTAGAATCACGTTTGTGAGAACAGTTCTCATCACCGCCAATCCATTTTCCAGTTCCATAGTCTCGCAAACCATAGTAAGGGGGGCTAGTTACACAAGTTTGAGCCTTAACGCCTTGTGATGCCCATTTACGCATTGTTTCACGGCAATCACCAAATTCAATCTTATTCATGCTTTTCTCCGAATTGAGTTAAATATTGCAAGTTCTTCAGGAGTTGGAGGGCGAGTTATTTTGGCATCAGCCTTAATCTTTTCTAAAGCGGGGTCAGGCTCATTTTTACTCGGAACTGTGAGCCTCACTATGTCGGCAGGGTTTGCTTTTGTCGCAACCCAATCTGCTTTAAATGCTTGCCAACCACGCACAATACATTCCTCTAGGGCTTTCTCTAAAGTCCATCCAGCCTTGTTTGCTTCATTGGTTAAAGCATCAATAGCTCTTTGGGTTATCGGGGCTTTCTTGGCTTTCCTCAAAGATTTGAATTCCTGCCAAACAGAATCAGAAACGCCTTCAGGCGGTGCAACGCTAGTTGCTTTCTTTTTGTGTTCTGTGTCTTGTGTTATAGGTAATGTGTTATGTGTAGCATTGCCTTCGGATTGCGTTTGCAATGCGTTCGCATCCTTTGGTTTACTCCATCTTGCTTTAGCAGAAGCACTTGCCTTCTGAGATTTGTCGCCCACCTTCTCAATTTCCTTGTTGGCACGATGATGTATCCATCCATCCGCAGTGCGCTCAAAAAACTCTTGCAATACAGTCGCAATGCAATCGCTATGCGAACGCATCCTAATCTGCCTAGAAACCTCATTTAGATCAAGTGGTATTGAAGATTCATGCAAATAGTACCAATCAAGCAATCGCCTATAGGTCAAATCTTCGATCTCAGAAAGGTGCATGGTGTGACTGTTGTAGTCACCAATATTGAACTGGTAGTAGTGCATATATTCCGCTTTTTAAACCACCCTTAGAAGGAATTGCCAGCAGGAGAAGGGTTAACTCTTTTCGGTGCGCTCATGACTTCGCACCTAGCTGGATTCCATAATATCAAACTTATTCTACTTTGTAAACTCAAATAAATTGATTATTTGTGATTTCATTTGTTGGTTTTCTGCCAAACAAACGAATAGCCTGTGCGTTCATAGAAGCATATTCAGACTTAGTGAAGATGCCTTTAGCGTTTCTGATGTCAAACGGGTTTAGCAGATCACGAGGTTCTTCAACCTTTTCAGCCTCAATCATGTGTGGCTCTAAGGTGTACTGAGAAACCCAAGAACGACCTAACTTAATTTTCCCAATTTTTAACTTCTTCTTGTAGCTCATCTTGGTGCAACAAGCAGCAATAGATAGTCTTGGTATGCCTGTTAAATCTTCTATTTGATAGGAAGTAAGTGGGCCGTTTTGTAATGCTCTGATAACTGCTTCTTGGGTCATTTGTAAAGGTTCTCTAGGTTAATTGGGCGGTTTAGATGGAGTTCTAGCGTTCTGGCAAGCAAAGCTGTTACAGCCGCATCAAAGTCCTCTGGTTCGGTTGTATAAGCATCTGCCATTGTTTGAGAGTACCCAAGCAAGGCTTCAGCGCATCTTTTTTCAAGTATTTCAGTTTTCATGCGAGTAGCCTAACATGATAAAAAACTTGCGTAAATTAGGGAAAACCCCAATAGAAATTCGGGAATCCATGTGGCACATTAGTGGTGTGGGCAACAAAAAACCCACATTTTTGATAAACAAATAGGAGTGAATATGAAAACATTGTTTGAACAGTACAGAGAGCAATTTGCAGACATTTTGTACTGCTGCTATTGCTTAGAACCAAAAGGCGAAAACTACAGATGTTGCGATGAGAACCACTTTGTCGAGTTCCAAGAATTAAATATTGAGGAACAAAAAGTAATCATCGATGACGAATTAGATCAAAATCAAAGGAGTTAATATGAGTACCTACACAAATGATCCTAACCAACCAGGCACTTTGGTTGAACGCAAAGAGTTAATTGCAAAACTGTTGGCAACAAATGTCAATGGTCATCTTGAGAAAAAGAATGGCCTGTCCTACCTATCATGGGCTTGGGCATGGGCAGAAGCCCTTAAAGCTGACGCAGATGCTACTTACAAGGTAGAGATGTTTGATGGCAAGTGCTTCATGGACATCAACGGCACAGCAATGGTGTTCGTTACAGTCACCATATTTAAAAAGCCCATGACTTGTCAATTGCCTGTGATGGACTACCGCAATAAAGCCATCCCTAATCCCGATGCTTTTGCAGTCAATACCGCCATCATGCGGTGCATGACCAAAGCCCTAGCCTTGCATGGACTCTCTTTGTACATCTATGCGGGTGAAGACGTTCCTGAAGAGGGCAGATCAGTAGTGATTACGCCTACTCAGGGCGCACAAGATAATATTCCTCCAGAGGAATTACAGTACTTGCAAGAGATGGCAATGGAATTGATTGCCATGTGTGAGCAAGGTGACCCCAAGGCAGCTTGGGATAAGTTGGAAGGAGAGAACTTAGACGATCAACAAAAGATTGCTCTGTGGACACTCCTACCTAGTAAAGTGCGTTCAGCTTTGAAAAAGGCTAAGGAGTTATAAATGGAAAGTGAAGACATACGCCCGATAGATTTTTTGCCAAACACATTCATCTCCAGAGATGGTCGATTATGGAGAAGTGGCAAAGAAAAGAAATTTACTGTTGGGCCAATAGGTTATGAAGTTGTTAGCTTTTCAACAAACAACAAAACCAAAACCTATTACAAACACAGGTTAGTTCTTCATGCTTTTGTGGGTGAGTGTCCAGTGGGTTGCGAGGCTTTGCATATCAATGGCAATAAACTAGACAATCGCCCTGAAAATCTTAGATGGGGAACAAGAAAAGAAAATGTTGCCGATGCTATTAAGCATGGAACTGCAACCATTGGCGCAAGAAATGGTCAGGCAAAATTAACTGTTGATATGGTTAAAGTTATTCGCCAATTTAGTATGACGAAAGATTCTGTAGAAAAACTATCAGATCAATTTCAAGTGTCTAATTATGTAATTAGAAGAGTTTTAAATGGAATGACATATAAAGGAGTATGAAAATGGAAAATGATCGACAAAATCGGGATAACAGTGGCGTACTTTTTCGCAATGACAAACGTGAGAACGAGAAAGCTCCAAATTACAAAGGAAATATCACAGTAAATGGTCAGGATTACTGGCTATCTGCATGGATTAAAGAGGGCAAAAGCGGTAAGTTCATGGGTTTAGCAGTATCACCCAAAGAAGACTATCAGCCCAAACAAGCCCCTAAAAAGGCAAGTTTTGAAGATGATTCTGACCTTCCCTTCTAGTTAAAACGGGTGTATACTTGTTGAACTTTTAGGAGAACAACATGGATACATCCAAAGAATGCTTTAAATGCAAAACCATTAAGCCATTAGAAGAGTTTTACAAACATCCATACATGGCTGATGGTCATGTCAATAAATGCAAGGAGTGCAATAAACATGATGTTACATCCCACAGGAATAAGAATATTGAGAAAATCCGTGAGTACGACAGGGCTAGAGGGAAAATCCCAGAGCGCCTCAAGGCGCAAGTTGAAATCACACGGGCTTGGAGAGCGGAAGATTCCCGTAGGGGTGTGGCACATAGTGCCGTCTCTAAGGCAATACGAAACGGACTCTTGGTTAGGATGCCTTGTGTCAGATGTGGAAAAGAAAGGACAGAGGCTCATCACGAGGATTACGACAAGCCTCTTGAAGTTATGTGGCTTTGCAACCCATGTCACAAGCAACGGCATAAAGAGCTAAAAGCGGAGTTTTGAGTTAATATAAACCCGAGGGGAGAGCTGTGCAAAGGATTTTCCTAGCTTGCAGACGAGCAGTTTTCCCCTCACCCAATAGGAGTTAATAATGGATATTAAAAGTGCTTTCGATAAAATGTTTAACTTACCTAACTTCCCACGAGTTAGGACTACAGACCCTCTCACTTCATTTGAAGCAGCAGAGGCAATCAAGCCAGTAGTCAACAAACACTATGACATCATTCTGGAGTGTTTACAGACCTATGGTGCGCTTGGAAAGGATGGCATCTCATCTCTGACCAAACTAGAGAGCAATCAAGTTGCAAGACGTTTAAACGAGATGCAGAAGATTGGTCTTATCCATCTAACTGGTAAAACAGTTAAATCAAATTCAGGCAGAAACGAAAGAGAATGGGCAATATGCTAGAAAAACCCCCGTATTCAAAGATCAGTTATCCCTCTGTGCTAAACAAGGATTTCAAATGGTCTTCAGGATCAGATGTTCAGGCAATTTGGAGAAAGCATGGATGGACTCCACCCTCAGAGAAGATGTTGCCACCACCACCTGAGAAGTTTCAAGAACCTTTAAGGAGAGTGAGATGAGTTACGCAGCAATTGAAATAAAGATTTTGCAATGGTCTGAAGCCCGTAAGATCATTCCTAATAGCAACCCAGAGTCTCAGCTACTCAAGGCAGTATCTGAGATGGGAGAACTCGCAGATGCCACAATTAAAAAAGACAAAGAAGCTATTGTGGATTCTGTTGGTGATGTCATGGTCTGTCTTATTAACTACTGCGCTCTTCAAGATATCAATCTGGTAGACTGCATGGAAATAGCATACGATCAGATCAAGAATCGTAGGGGTACTCTTTTGCCTAACGGAGTCTTCCAGAAGGACACTTGAGTGTCATAAATCAAATTTACTATGTAATTGCAACAATCGGTTGCGTCAGGAGAACATCATGAAATTTGAAATGGAATTTGGTTGGGTAGGCAGTGAGAAAGTTACAGTTGAAACCCATGACTTCGAGAAGATTCAAATCATTCAAGAATTTATCGAGTTTCAAGAAGAACATGGTTGGGCGGTTGACTATGAAGCAACTGAGCCACTTGATTTTGAAGATACAGAAGAAGAAGAAGTTGTAGTTGCAGGTTTAACTTCTGACGAGGAATAAAACCTATGGGTTTACTTTGCTAACAAGTAAAGACCCACATTGCTAAACGCATAACCCGCATAGACAATAGCCATGTGTGGGTTATCTTTCCAAAGCTGTTCACCAGCAATGTAGGCGTAAATAGCCCCTGTGAGTATGATTAGCCAAGCACTCAAAATGCACCTACATCAATCACTTCGCCACGAAACTCAATCTGATTCTCATCAAATTTATGGACGAGTTCAGGCCATAAAAGCTGACCATTGAAGAAGTTTAACACGGCAAAACCACTTCTGTGATTAGCAGGGTTTATCTCAGCATAAGTAAATTGTGGGCCATCTGTCTCAGCCAAAGTGCCTGTATCTACCCCAAAACGATTGCCGTTATAGTCAGCAAATGGCGTGACCTTTAAGGAATGTAGATGACCCGTCACAATACTAACACCCGCATTGATAGTGTTGTTGTGAGTGGCATGAACACCACCCTTGTATCGGTGTTTGATAATACATTGTTCGGTAGGCCACACTGCCCAACAAAACTCCCAATCAAGAAGGTGGTCTGTCAGCTTAAAGCCAATCACATCTTTAAACTGTGGTGCGTGTTGCGCTAAACGATTGCCAAACCTAACATCGTGATTGCCCCATGTAAACAGGAGCTTTACATTGTGCCTTGCTGCTTTGGCGACTTCCTCAATTTCACCCAATGCACTTTGACAGGCTTTTAGTTCTTGAATAACAGTAGTCGCAGGTTGTTCAGTTACGTCATGGCGAGAGATAGAAGCCCCATCAAACGCATCCCCGTTACAGATGATAGCTTTGGGTTTGAACTCTTGGATAGCCCATAAAAGCCCTTTAAATGCTGTTGTTCGTTGACCAGGTATGAAGTGAGCGTCTGAGAAGACAATGACAGTGCCATCTAGGATGCCAAGTTCTACTTGCTTTAAAGGAGAGAAAGACTTAGGTCTGTTTTTGTTATACAGATCACCTCGATGGTCTTTCGCATTGAGGGTCATGTTGTATTCTTTTTCAATCCACCTTCTACGTAAATGGACTGCCCTGTTATTTATACCAAGGTGTTCTGCCATTCTTTGTGCAGATTGAAGTTGACCCCATAGTTGGATAAACTCCATGTCGGTACAGGTTTCATTATGAGCGCCCATTGGAATCCTTAGACAGTAACTTTTCTAAAAGGTTAATGACTCTATGCTCTTGCATTTCCACTTCATCTTGAGATGATTTAGGGTCTTGCGCCACAGTCATTAAATCGTGCAGAAACACATGAAGCAACTCATGTAAAGCAGTCTGATCCAGAGACTCTGGTGTGATCTTCTCAGCACCAAAATCACCTAGTCTGTAAGTAGCCAATCGAGCAGAAGTATTAAACTCAACAGAAGCCATAGCAGCCTTTGCTGGTTTACTTCCTTTTTCAATTCTCCAATCACCCAGACTAAGAACTTGCTGCCACTTTCTGACACTTTGTGCGAAAAGTTTTGCATCTTCTGGTGTAGGAATGTTAGGCATTTCAACACCTTATACAGTATTTATGACATTTTTATTTAAGATAGAAACAAGGCTACTTCTGCTTTGCGTCTTTTGACAAGCCCTGAAACCTCTTTTCCACCCGCTTTTGTCCATGACATGAAGGCTTCAGCAGCCCCATCCCAATCACCACGATTGACCTTCATGCGAATGGTTGACCTTTGATAGTTCCCTAAACCTGCGTTGTACGCAAAAGAGACAACAGCGTCGAATTTGCTTTGATGACTAGCAAGAGTAGGAGAAAGTCGAAGAACACCACGTTCAAAAGTATTGATGTCAACCTTGAACAAATTGACCAGTTCATCTTTAGACCAAACACGGGCATCCTCCTGTTTTAGTTGGTAATCAGACCTGATAAGCCCTGTATAACCCTCTTTACGCACGTTTGGGAGGCTTAATTGGTCAGCGTACATAGCGTGACCCCACCCAACAGTCCAAATGGCAGCAGAACACCGATAAGGCTTGTTTCTGTAGCCTTCAAAGAAGTGCATCAGATGTTCGCCTTTTTCGCTGATTTTCATTTCTTAGCCCATGAACGTGAGCCAAACCAAAACCCAATAATTCCTCCAAGCATTGCCATTTCATCGCTAGAGAAAATAACGTCAGTAACTCGGATTAAATCATCCATGTTGTTAACTAAACTAGGACGAGAGTAAACGTAATAAGCAATCCATGCGTTAATTGCACATAACTCAAAGATAAAGATGTAAGTCACGATAGGTCTTACAGTACCTACAAAGTTCACTACCCAAGTGCTTGCCTTTTCCATGATTTTCTCATCATGCTTGAGAGCCGCTTCTGTCATCTGGGCATCTGTTTGCATGGCAATCTGGTCTGTGCGAATCTCCTCCATGCGCTCTTGAGCCTTAAACCCTTGAGCCATCATCTGTAGTTGAAGTTCTACTTGAACTTTAGCCAAAGCTAACTCATGCTTTTGGTCATCTTTGTTCTGGAAAAAGTCTAGTAGTTTAGGTAAGCCTGAAATTAACAAGCCACCAAGTGTAGAAAATAGAGATAGCATTACAGTCCAATCTTTCCAAGTAGGAGATTAACAATTTTGTCCGACAAATCGTCAGGCAAAAACTTCAGAAAACCTAAAAAATACAAAGCAACAAGCCCATAGACAAATATCTTTAGGCATAGGTCAAAGGTCTTTTGATACTCATTCACCGACCACACCTTCTAGTTGCTTCACAGAATGTCATCAGCTCATTTACGCCAACAAAGACTAGAAACAAAACAAAGAATATTCCACCTATTGCCAAGCCAATCTCTAGTTGTTCTTGCTCTTTCTGTTTAGCCGCTTTCTCTGCCTTCTTTAATGCGCTTATCTCTTTAGCATCTGCCAAGTCCATCTCTGCTTGACGAGCTTTAATCTTGTTCCAAACATCAATCTTTCCTGTCTGCATGAAGAGCATCTTTAACTCTTCCTCAAACGCTCTAGCCTGTTCTAAAGCCATCTCAATCTGCAAAGCCGTACCCATGTTCGAGCCTTTGCCAGACTGTTTAGCCTGAAGCATGGCCTTGGTAGCAGTTGACTTAGCGTCAAATAGCTTACCAATCATGGGCGCAAGTGATCCTAGGTCTTGGGCAACACCTGCTGCCTTTTTGACCATGCTGATTGCTGACTGTATGCCAGCTAGTGCGGTGATTGGATCGATCACTTCTTTCTCTCCCACTTGAGACAGACTACTCTGCGATTGTAAACATCGCCAGTCCAAGTCCACTTAATACATCGGTACTCTATGGTTGCCGCCAAGAGAAAGGCGATCACGGAAATGCCCAAACAATAATATAACTACAAAAGATTACAAAACAGAGAATCAGGACTGCCACCGAGATAGCGAACAGTCCGTCTTTCATTTACTGCTCATCAGATTGAAAAGCACCCTTGAAGCCAAATGTTGCTGAAGAACTCAGTGTTGGACTCCATTGGCTTGGGTCTGCCAACAGTTTCAATACTTGATTACGTTCGGCAGCAGGTAATGTTGACAACAAATTAGCCGCACCTTGTGGTGTTTTCATTGCTTCTGTCAAGGCTTGCAATGTTTTGGTGCTAACAGCTCTCTCTAACTCGCTTATCACTTTGTTAGTTGATGATGCCACTACACTTAAATAAGATGGCAATCTTATAAAAGAAGTTTGTTGTTTTAAAAGTTGTGCAAGGGCGGCTTGGCCTTCTTTGACTTGCTCTCCAACAGATACTTGAGTTAGTCGTTTTTGTGCCTGATCTCGCAATACAGACAAACTTGAGTCTGCCAACTCAGCCGCAATGTTGTACTTGCCTGGCCCAAGGATTCTCTCAACTTCTTCAGGAGACTCATTTTGTACTAAACGCACAAAACCATCTTTGTTAGTTTTCCATAACTTTAAAGCCTCACCAGAGAGTTTGCGCTCGGCAATCTTCTCCATGCCTTTTGTATAGTCAGTAAGATATTGACGATAACCTTTACCACCAGCCTCTTCAATTGCATCAACAATTAGAGGTCTAATATTTCCCAAAACTTTAGATGCAAGATTTCTTTGTGATGTAGCATCAATGCCTGGTCGTAATTTTTGAATAGCCGCATTAACAGAGTTTTTACGAATTGCATCTAAAGCTACTATGTCTACAATTCCACCACTGTTTGTCCATCTAGCAATATCATCGGCAACATTTTTAACAACACCAACCAAAACATCATCACCAGCAAACTTTGGATTATTTGCAATAGAAGAAATTTTCTGTGACAAAGCCAAACCTTCAACTGGTTTGATGCCAACAGATCGCAAGGCATCAGCCGCACCTTGTGCAAAACGAGCACCTTGACCTAAGTCTAAAGAAGCATCTGCAGCTTTTGCTGCCCAATTGTCTGCCATTTGAGCAAGTTCACCTTTATAGGTATATTTAGTAAAGCCAACAGGAATACCTTTCTTGATTAACTCAAGACGCCCTGCTGCCTCTGCCAATTCTCCTGCCTGAATCAATCTACGAACATCGGCAACTTTATCCGCAGCCTCTCCACTCAACGCTCCCGCTTTTGCTTCGTATTCAGCAACTGCTTTACCAAGACCTGCACGACTCAATGCGGCTTCTCTTGATGGAGTAGTAATAGCGTTTAAAGCATCCTTTGCTTTTTCAGCAATAGAACGAACTTCAGCCGCATTCTCACCACCTGCTAATTTAGACAAAGCCTTTAAAGAATCTTCTTCGTTAAACAACTTAACTTTACGCAAAAATTGTGGGTCTTGTTGCAGTGCATCATCAATCAATGCTTGCCATTTAGGATTGTTAAAAGATGCAGTTATTTCAGCAACACTTGCATTGGGAGGAGCTTTCTTTAGTGCGGCAAGCACATCAGGAAGGTCTTTGCCAAGAGATAATTGAGCCAAAGTAGCCGCTTTTTGTGCAGGAGCATTAAATAAATCTACTACTTTTCCAACACCAGCGCTTACTGCTTGACCAACAACACGACCGCCAGCTTCATAAGTAGCGCCTTCTAATACGTTCCTAACGGGTTGTGTTTGAGCTTGCTCGGGAGTCATGCCGCCAAGGTAAATATCGCTTAGTTTCAAAGCCTCTTTAGCCATGCCATAGCCCAAACCTGCACCACCGACAATACCTGGTGGGCCTGCTGGTGAACCTAACAAACCACCACCAACAGCACCAAGTGCCTCAACTGTAGGAGCAACTACTGGTCTAGCTATGTTTCGGTAAAGAAGTTGGCTTAAAGTTAAATTTTGTTCATTCTTAGCCGCAGGCACAGGCTTTCCATAGCCAGGTATTTGAGCAGAAGGAGGAGCAGGATAACGAGCCGCTAAACGAGCAGTTTCATCAGCAACAGGCTTTTCAATACCTAAATATTTATCTGGGTCAAACCCAGTAGATTTACCAAGGTATGCGTCAGGATCAAAATCTGCCATGTTATTTAGCTCCTAAACGATTCTTGATTTGTGCAGAGCGAGGGTCATTTGGGTTGCTATTTGCCCAATTTAACGCTTGCTGATCTTCTCCACTCAAAGACTTCTTAGGTTGTTCAGCCTTGTATGAGTATGTCATATCGTAGGCTTCTTTTAAACGGGTCTTAGAGCCTTCAATATCACCAATGACTTGATCGAGTGCGGCCTTAACATCTTTTGCATCTTGACGACGATCAATGGCAGCAAACGATGCTTTCAATTGTGTATTCTCTTGATTTGACACATTGCCTAATGCACCACCTGTTTTTGACATATCTCGCATATCTTGCAATGCTTGGAAACCGCCTTTTGCAACAATCTTGTCGTACAAAGCCTGAGCACGACGACCATTTGCTGTAATGCCAGGCAACCGACCTGCGGCAATACCAGTAATCTCTGCAAGACCAGGGTCATCACGCAGTTTCTTAATATCGTTAACAAAAGAATCAGCTTTAGTTTCAAAGCCTTTAATAGCGGATGTTGCTTGTGGGAAAGCAGCCTCACGCTTTTGCTTCTCTTTGGGAGTCAGCAATTCAGCAGAAGCAGATTCTTTAAGTGAAATTGCAAGTTGTGCAAGTTCTCTTTTAGTATCAGTTTGCAATTGAGCAATTTCTTTAGCGGTAGCACCACGTTCACGAGCTGCCTCAATTTTTGCATCAGCCAAAACTTTTGCTTTTTCTAGTGCAGCGTCCGAAGCAATTTTAGCCGCTTCAATCTTAGCTTGCGCGGCTTCTGTTTTGCTTTGAGCCGCTGTTAAAGCCGCCAAAACTTTCTCTGGTGGGCCATATTTAGTTAAAACGCCAATAACTTGATCTTGTGTGGCATTAGGGCCAAGTTTAGACAACTCAGAACGCAAGTCTTCTTCTTGTTTAACAGAAAGTTGAGTTTTAGCCGCTGTTGCCAAAGATGCTTGTTCTGCGGCTTTTCTCTGTTGAGTCAATGCCATCTCACCTTGTGCTTTACGAGCATATTCGGCAAGACCCATAGCACCTTGTTGGTCACCAGCTTGTGCCAACATCTGTGCGCCTTTGATAATAGACTCAGGATCAGATTGGTCTAGTTGACTCATAATCTGTTGACGAACGCTAATCATCTTCAGTTGTGGGTCTTCTACACCTAATGCTCCACCAATGGCATTACCAAGACCTCTAGCACCCGCATAGGTCATTGCCGCACCACGAGCCGCAGGGTCTAGTTGAGCAAGTGCAATACCTTCGCTTAAGGCGCTTCTACGCTGTTGCTCACCATACATTTGTGGGTTTAATCCAAACAAACCCGCTACGATATTTTCAGCCATGATAAATCCTTACAAGAATAATCCGAGGTCTTGGTTGCCGTAAGCTAAACCAGAACCAAAACCTGAAGAACCTACTCCAGTTTGACTAAATGCTGATTGAAGTCCACCACCAAGCAATCCACCTAGCCCTTGACCTAATGTAGATGAAGAGCCTAAACCACTCAATACTGTTGCATAAGGATTAGTTGTAGCGGCTTGACCTGTAGCCAAGGCAGTACTCAGTTGAGCGCCACGCAAACCTAATTGACCCATATTTGCACCTGCTTGAGCAGATTGTTGAGCAAGTCCTGTGCTTAATGTCAAAGGCTGTTGTGCCAATTGCTCTAAGTTCGTAAATTGTCCCAAAGCAGTTGTGTAAGGTGCATAAGCGGCTTGTTGACCACCATAGTATTGACCCATAGCTTGTGAACCTTGACCCAATAGACCCGCACCAAACAACACATTCTGTTGACCATACTGTTGAGCATTAGCCGCCAATTGAGCCTCTTGTTGCGCCCTAGCATTAAACAAAGCCTGTAACTCAGGAGTAGTAGCACCCAAAGTGCCACCTTGAGCAACCGCTAAACCACCACGACCCTGTTGTTGTAGTCTGTTTTGCAGATTAGCCAACTCCAACTCTCTGCCTGGTTGCAACAAAGCCATCTGTTGATTGAGATAGTTTTGAGCAACGGCTTCAGGCGATTCAGCCAAGTATTGATTACCAAGTCCAAATAACCTTTGTGCGCCTGTTTGCAAAGGAGCAAATTGACCTTGTGCCGCTTCTGCTTGCGCCAAACCTTGATTGCCCAAAGCAACCAAACGATCTTGAGCTTCCAAAACACCTGGGCTTGCGGTATATCCTGCGCTTGTCAGTTGACCTGTTACTGGATCGACTGTGAACTGTGAAGTACCAAAACGAGTAGTCATCCCTATTGGACGAAATTGAGCCGCTTGTTTAGCCGCAGCAGTCTCAGCCTCAATCATCTGTTGCGCTTTTTGAGCCGCTTCACGAGATGTTTGTTGTTGAAGAAGACCACCAGCAGTAGTTGCACCACCAGATAACAAAGAACCTATTTGTGTTGCATTCAATCCAGCTTTTGTCAGATCAGCAATCTGTGAGGCAGTAAGTGCTGTTGCACCCGCAGTCAATGCACCTGCACCTGTTGTTAAAGCACCAAGAGTAGAGCCAAGTGACGCACCGCCAAGCAATGTATTAGCACCAGTCAATGCCCCTGTCCCCGCAGTCAGACCAGAGAGGGTGCTACCTGCCGTTAGACCTGAAAGACTACTACCTGCCGTTAGACCCGTTCCTGTTCCAAGAGCCGTTCCTACGCCACCAGTTAATAATCCAGTACCAGTTCCAGCTCCTGCACCAGCACCTAAACCACTAAATACTCCACTTGCAGCAGCCCCACCCAATAAAGCCGCTATAACTACGGGGTCTGAAAAAGCTTCTTTTAGTCCACCAAAGAATGAACCTGCAACTGCTTGTGTAGTGCCAGTTCTCTGAAACGTACCATCTGCATTGTATTGTTGATACTCTGAACCAACAGGCGCACGATAGTTAGGATCGCCAGTAGTTTTAGATGTGTAAATAGTCTCAAGCGCACCAATTTCTTGCGTCTCACCAGAACCAGTAACTCTATATTGGGGTGCAATAATAGTATCACCAAGAGTTACTGATTGACCATAAGGAACAGTAGCCGCCACACGAGCCGCTACTTCACCTTCAGAAATTCCTAGTGCATCAGCTAAGTTCTTTGGAGAAACTTTAGCCAACTTCATAGCCGCAACAATTTTTTCGTCAGTTACGTTAGGTATTGCAGTTAGACTTTCAATAAAGCCTTTTGGTACTGCTGATGGGCTTGCACCTGCTTGTGATGCTGCCCCACGATTAACACCTTGGTCTTGTTGAGCCTTTACGGCATCTTGCTGTGCTTTCAAAGCATTTACTCTGTCAATCTCTTCAAGACGAGCCTTTTCAATAGACCACAATCTGTCCGCTTCAGCCTTTTGTGCGGGAGTTGCAATTGCATTCAATTGCTGTGAAGTAGTATCTGTTCCACCCATAGCACGCAACTCACCAAGACTTTGTAGCGTTGTTGGATTGTTAATGTCAAAGCCTGGCCGATAGGGTGTTAATGTAACTTCTCTTCCAGAGGCATCTGTTACTGATTGATATGGCGCTCTCATCAATTCTGCTTGAGCAGAAGCACGAGCCGCATCTACTTGAGCCTGAGTGTCAACTTGTCCCGCAACCCTACGAGCCATGTAGTCTTGAGCATTCCAAGAGCCATCTGGATTGATACCAGGAGGCAACCCCAATGATGCGTTAATTTGTGATTGTGTTGCCATGACTATTTCCTTTATGCGTTACGAGCCGCTTCAGCCGCAGCCTGTGCCGCCTGATAAGCCGCAATAACTTCAGCAGTCCAGACTGTATTGCAGATTGCAACAACATTGGCTGGAACACCTGTTAGGTCTTGTGCGGGTGTAAGGCTTGAACGATGGTATGTTTGGCTCAACTGATTGCCATCTTCCATGATGCGAGTTGCCTCACGATAAAGAACAATGCCGTTCTCGGTTACTGTTATTTGGTCTACTACTGTTTCTTTGGTAAGTGACATGATGATTTCCTTTTAAGTTAGTGTCTGACTAAGCCATCCGACCTAGTTATTTTTAAACTGCGTATGAGAATGAAAACGTAAATGTTCCACCAGAAACTTGTGTGTTTGTTGGATAACTTGTATATGTGCCATGATTTAACATGGTGAAGTTACTTGCACCTGAACCACCACCCAATACTGAAACAGTCAAAGATTTATCATTTCTAAGGACTGTTCCAATGTCTATGAAATTTGAACCATAGGTAAAAGGAAGTCCACCTATTGATGCAGTAGAGCCATTTGAATTTGGTGAAACTCCAAAAGTACCATTAAGAAAAACTTGCCTACCAATTTTTGTGTATCTGCCAGATGCGCCACTTAAACTTATACCCGCACCACTTGCATCAACTGGTGTCCAAGTACCTTCTTCGTAGTCATCTAGCGTATTAGCGTTTGAAGATGCTGATTGAGTTGTGGGGAATGTGATGCCTATGCCATTTGCGGTAGTTGTGCCGCCCGCAAGAACAAATGCGCCTGTAGTATTAAATCTGGCTCGTTCTGTGCCGCTAGTTTGAAAAGTTAGAAGCCCAGTGTTCGGGCCAATTGTCATCACACCAGCAGTTGTTGATTTAATTTCAAAATCAGCGTCAGTAGTGTTGGTAAAAATTGCAAGTTTTGTACTGGTTCCAGATTGCACAACATCTAAACGGCTGCCATACCCAGTGGCTGCTCCCAGAACTGTAGTACCTGTAGCACTAAGCGTAGTAAACGCACCAGTAGATGGTGTGGTAGCACCAATAGTTCCATTAAGAATTGCGCCTGTTAATGTCAATGCTGTGCCGTTAGTTGTAGCACCTGTAATACCACCAAATGCACCCGCATTGTTGTATTGAACCTGTGTATTAGAGCCACCAGGTGAACCACCACCACTTACTGTTGCAAACGACAAAACACCAGAGCCATTGGTTTGCAAGACTTGTGCGCTTGTTCCATCAGCACTTGGGAGTGTCCAAGTTACATTTGAAGCAATAGTATCTGGTGCTTTAAAGGCTACATAGTTTGTGCCATTGTCTGTGTCTTCATATAGCTTGATGTTAGAGCCAGCAGTTGAGTTTCCAAGAACATCTAATGCCCCTGTAAACACAGCAGCACCAGTATCACTCAATGTTGCACCAGTAGAGTTCTGAAGCAACTTACCTGTTGTGCTATCAAAACGAGCAAAAGCATTGTCAGTAGAAGATGCAGGGCCAACTACATCGCCCGATCCACCGCCACCAGATGCAGCAATAGTGATTGTTCCATTGCCATTGGTAATCGTAATGCCTGTACCTTGTGTCAAAGTGGCTTTAGCAAGAGTGTTACCTGTGCTATTACCAATTAACAGTTGACCATCTGTGTAGCTTGTCTGACCTGTACCACCATTGGCGACAGGGAGTGTTCCTGTTACACCAGTAGACAAAGGCAAACCAGTTAAGTTGGTTGCTGTACCACCAGAGGGTGTACCTAATGCACCACCATTAACAACAGCAGCACCCGCAGAACCTACGTTCACAGCTAAAGCAGTAGCCACACCAGTACCCAAACCAGATACACCTGTTGAAATTGGTAATCCTGTAAGGTTAGTAGCAGTTCCGCTAGATGGAGTACCAAGCACACCACCATTAACCAAAGGTGCGCCAGAAGAGCCTACATTGACTGCTAGAGCAGTTGCTACACCAGTTCCTAGACCTGACACACCAGTAGAGATTGGAAGCCCTGTAGCGTTTGTTAAAGTTGCGCTAGTAGGTGTTCCAAGGATAGGAGTCACCAATGTAGGTGATGTAGCAAATACTGCCGATCCTGTTCCTGTCTCATCTGTCAAAGCACCCAAAAGGTTTGCAGAACTAAATGAACCCAAAGATGTTGCATTGCCAGTAGAGGTGATTGCACCAGTAAGGTTGGCGTTAGTAGTCACATTACCCGCAGTCAAACCTGAAGCAGTACCTGTGATGTTTGTGCCAACCAAAGCAGATGGAGTGCCTAGAGCAGGAGTTACCAAAGTTGGGCTATTGGCAAATACCAAAGCACCACTGCCTGTTTCGTCTGTTACGGCAGAGATTAAGTTTGCAGATGATGGAGTAGCCAAGAATGTAGCTACACCACTACCCAAACCACTCACACCTGTTGAGATCGGCAGACCAGTTAGATTAGTTGCTGTACCAGAAGCAGGAGTTCCCAATGCGGGAGTCACCAAAGTAGGACTGTTTGACAGAACAACAGAACCTGTGCCAGTAGAAGAAGTTACGCCAGTACCACCATTAGCGACAGGCAAAGTGCCAGTAATGTCAGCAGTGGAAAGACTTACAGCATCCCATGTAGCATTAGTGCCATCAGTTTGGAGATACTTGTTTGCGTTACCTGTTTGAGTAGGCAAAAGGTTGTTCAGAGCAGCAGTAGCCGTAGAAGCACCAGTACCACCATCAGCAACCGCTAGATCGGTAATACCAGTAATTGAACCGCCAGTAATATTGGCAGAAGCATTGTCTGTTTTAGTGCCAACAGCAGTAGCAATATTGTTGAACTCTGTATCAATCTCAGCACCTTTGACAATCTTTAAAGGATTGCCAGGAGACAAATTGTCTTTTGACGCAAAGTTTGTGGTTTTGGTGTAATTTGACATGATTTACCTCTTATCCCATTTTGCCATCTTTGGCTTGAATTTCAATCTTTTGCAATGAAAAAGAAACACCTTTAATGGTTGTTTCATAACCTGTCTGGACAATCTTTCCTGCACCAGAAGCATTTGCTGTTAACGTCTTAATTGGCACACCGCTTGTGTATTCAGCAATGTTGTATTCAGCAGTGCCGTATTCATAACTTGTCTGTGATGGAATATAGACATTCTCGGCTCGATAAGAACCAGAATAGTCAAAGCCCCAATTGATAGTTAAGAACTGGTCAGAGCCACCAATAACAATGGCTGTAATATTCTTCAATATAGAAATCTGATTAGGGTTTCCCAAGTCAGCATTGTTCGTGTAGTACGCAAATCGGTACGTTACTGTGTCATCAAGATAAGTACCATACTTGCCGATATAGCCATTCTTACCAATGTACAAGTCGCCATTACGCAAAGAACGCAAAGCAGTAGGAGCAATTGAGTCCCACTTGGTTACACGGGAAGCACCATCTTGCAATGTTTGCTTGGTATCAAAGCAGTAAACTTGGAAAGATGCAGGTAAAACAAGCAGATAAAAGGCTTCTTTTTCTGAGTAAACAGACTTCAAATTAGCCAATGTTTCGCTTGCTAATGAAGATGCAAGGTCAAAACGAACATTCTTGGATAGGTCTCGCAAAGGAGCAGACTTCTCTTGAATAGTCCTCATTAGTGAACGAACACCTGAGTCTGACAAGAAAACAACGTCAGTACCAATACTTTGTATGGTATCTCTTGCTATGCAACCAATAGAGCCTACTGTGTCGCTTAGAACTAGAGATGCAGGGGTAGAAGCATTAGAGTAAACAAGAATCTGTCGTTTACCAAAGATAAACAAGAAATCATTGTGAGCTGCCAAACCCATAACTTCATCTGCACCATTAGGCCATACACGGGAGACATCCAATGAGCCTGAAGTACCACCCCCCCATACATGACCTGCAATCAGATCAGAGAAGGTAATAGTTGTTTTGTCAGTAGCAGTATTAGCCACCCATAGGCGACCAAATGCTGAGATGCAGATGTTTGCTTGTGGAGCAGTAGCCACATAACCAGACTTCTCAGAGATTCTGCGGTAAGTAGTTGTACTTATAGCGGGGTCATAAATCAAAGGATCGTGACCAGTTTGAAAGAAGTATGCAATCCCATTTAAGGATGCAGTTTGCCAGTTATTTGCAGTAATAGTGGGAGCAGTACCCCCCCCACCATAGGTCAACTCAGTCACCGCATTAGAAGTGCCAAGTTTGAATATCTTGTTGTTGCCAGCAAACAGAACTGTAAGAGTCCCGTCAGTCTGCACTAATTCATGGATAACACCAACATCATTAGCACCCAAAGCACCAGAGGAAGAGTTAACCCTTGACCAACCTTTTCTAGCACCAATACGACCATACTGATCCAAGATGCAGTTGGTAGCAACCAAAGCAAAGCCAGCCCCTAAATCAAGGGGAGAATCTTCAGTATTCAGGCCATAAAAGCCTGGTGCTGAGAGACTGTAACTTTGTAGTTGCCCTGCCATTAGACCGCCACAAAGTTGTCTTCAGGATAACGAGTGCTTTCCATCGCAATAGCGTCAGAGAGCATTCCCCTAAACAAAGCATAAGCCTCAGTAGAGTTTGTTCCACCATCTTCGCCACGCTCAATCAAAGCCCTTGCATAGGCACTTTGAGTAACCAAATAGTCCAAAACCTTGACAGAAGTGCCATCAGCAGACAGATTAGCCTGTGGGATGATTAGGTCAAACAACAATGTATATACGCCATTGGGGACAGGAAACAAGTCAACCTTTGTGTCCCCATTACCATCTACCCCGTTATAGCAAAACTCGCTAGGAATAGACTGTGAAGGAGTGCCAAAGTTGAGCTTGCGGTTCATGTCCGCAACAGTAATGTTGTCCAAAGTAATAACACTGGTAGTGTTAATAGCGTCAGTAACACGAAACTTCTGACCCGCACCTGTCAAAGCATAAGAACTTACGCCAGAAGTAGTGGTGATAGTGACTGTTTGTGCTAAAACATTCCAAGTATATGTATCTTCAATCTGACGCTTGGCATCATTGACAAACTTGCCAATCAAAGAAGAATAGGTTGTTTCGCCAACAGTAGATACTGTGCTTTCACGCAAGCGCACTAACACATCGTTAACAAGTTCTAAGTAGGTCATGTTCGTTGCGCTCCCTGAACCTCAAATGTTGCAATAAAACTGAAGGTACTACCCGCTTCTGTAGTAATTTGAAGCCTATCGCCCTCTTCTAAAACGATGTAAGCAACACCATTAAATTCAAGATATTCTTTAGAAGTTAAGGTGTAAGAAGTAAGAATATCCAAGGTTGTGGCAGCACTTGCGTCATACCATTGAACAGTAATGTGCTTAGTCGAACCACCAGTATTGTGGATATACATGACAGTAAACTTGGCGTAATAACCCGTAGGAACTGTATAAACAGTTGTCAGCGTTGCGGCTGTTGGGTTAACTCCGACAGATACTGGTCTCACTTCATATTCCTCTTAGAGATCGCTTTAGCCTTAGCCTTAGCGTCTTCCTTGGACGTTGCGCCCCAAGCTCTAAGAGAAAGTAAAAGTCGGGTAGGCTTTCCATCTTTCATCTCAGCGCCAGGCATATTGCCCATTCGTGCTAAAAAACTAGATCGTCGACCTGAATTACCCGTTTTTAAAGGCGCTTTTAAGTTCAGTCCCTCAGTTCTTTTGTAGAACTCTCGACCTTCCTCATTCAATCCGCCTTTTGGATTCTGGTATTTTTTTAAGACCATAATGATCTTTCCCTGAAGTGTACACCAGCTTGAAGTGAAAGTGCAATAGCTAAATCAAAATCTAAGCCATTTCTTAGTCTTCGCATAAGAGTTGCTGGCTTCATGTTGACCATTTTCGCAATTTCACTTGTTGACCGCAATTCGCCTTGATACATACGTTTACCAGCATCTGGATCAATTTTCGTATGTTCTGATGGGTCACCATAAATCTTTGTTGCTTTCCAGATTCTCTGGTAGCCAATGCCTGTTTTTCTGGCAATCTCAGCCAAGGTTAGATTTTCACCTTCAAACAGGTATCTTTTACTATTTCTGCGGTTATTCGCTTGCTCAATACTGGTTGACCATTTCACATTGTCTGGTGAATAGCTTTTGTCAACATCAATCCTATCAAGACTGTACTCTTTTGAAGGTCTTAGTCCAACATCTTTGATAAATTGATAAAAACCATCGTCACCATGCCATGATGAATGTACATCAATGCCACGACCACCATAGTTTTTGTAATCAGGACTTACATTTGAGTAGCACCTATAGAAAAGATGTTTCCATGTACCATGAGACAGAATCAACCGATCTACAGTCGATTTGTCTAATGCCTCTGGAATAATCATTTCTTTTTAGCAGTCTTAGCTGCTTGCTTAAATGCCGCCTCAGTAGGAGCACCTTTAGAGCCAACCTTACGCATCTTTTCCTTAGAACCAGCTTTTATGCGCTCTCTCTTTGCTGCGATGTTGCTGTACAGACCTTGTTTCATTTCTTCTTCCTCTTAGACTCAGAAATAGCAATGGCAATGGCTTGTTTAGGGTTCTTGACAACTGCTCCACCTTTACCAGAATGGAGAGTTCCCTCTTTGTATTCACGCATGACTTTGCCGATTTTGGCTTCAGCTTTAGTCTTTTTCATATCAATACATGATCTTGGCAGTAATTGTGCCAGTTACATAAACTGTGCAATTGGCTCTTAAATACTTAGGCGCATTTGCCACAGTAATGATGCCATCACCAGTTAAGGCCGTACCAATCGTTGAATATGTTACCCCGTCCAAACTTCCTTGCAAGGCAACAGTAGCACTTGTGATGCCTGAAACTTGAAGGAATGCGGGTTGACCAGGATCAGCTTGAACTGCGGTTGATGCGCCAGTAGCGACAACGGCATTCAAAAGTGTAATTGGAGCAGTTATAGCCATTATTTACCCCTTGTGGATTTCTTCATCATGTTGGTAGCAGTACGACCACCACGGGTAGGCATTGCTTTAGGCTTACCAATAGCAATCATTACAGTAACAGGCATAGATTTCTTCTTGCCATACTCTTTGGCTTCTTTCTCGCCTTTTTCTGTGTATGGGAATTTCTTGTTTCCAACTTGTGGCATATAAATCCTTATCGAACTAGCTTGGTTGCAATGAAAGAAATGATACCGCCAACAACAGAGGCGATAGCCATTCCAACGAAAAAGCCACCCTTAGATTTGTTAGCCATTTCTAAAAGCGTTTTAATATCTTGGCGAAGTGCGTGAACTTCTGTTTGAAGAGCCTCAACTTGAGCTTCCAACTTGCCAAATTCTCTTGGATCAATTTCCGACATTTTCAACCTCTTTTTTTGGTCTTCCAACCTTAGGTTTGTCTTCAACTTTCTTTGGAGTTTCCTCAACAAGGACGTATCCTTCATGACCTTTCATGCTATCAATATCATGTTGATAGGTGAAAGTAACTGTGTTTCCCGACTTTAGACAACGAAAAGTAGCCATAAAAACTCCAAAAAAAGGGGGGTATTAGCCCCCTTTAATTAAACTGCACGACCAATGATTAAGGTCAATGTAGTTGATGCCAAGTCTACAGAACTGCCTGTAGGGTTGTAAGACACGATAGTAACTGTATTAGCGGCTGAAACATAGGCTCTACGAACCAAACCTGCTTCAGAAACGCCAATAGACATACCGATAACCATATCGCCCAAAGCAACGCCTGGAACTGTAACTGTATCTGTATCAGTTGCAGTAGTAGCTATTGATGCGGTATTTAGAGTGCATGAAACTTCCCAAGTGTCTGCAAACAAACCTCGGAATTGGTCATTGCCCCTGCGGGAAACGACTGCTGTTGCTGCTGCCATAATAAATCTCCTTGATGTAAAAAATCCCCCCACCGATTAAGGCGAGGGGAAAAGGCAACTATTAGGCTGGAACTGCTAACGCAAATGCGCTAGAAGACAAAGCTGCACCAGTTGTGGCGGCTGTACGCATTGCTTTCACACCATAAAGTGTGTCAGATGTGAACAGGGTAGCCAAGTAGTCTTGTTTGTACTGAGTTTGTGAGCGGATGCCCATTTGCTCAACCAAGACCATAGAGTCCTTGTGACCCATCAAGCAGATACGATCTGTTGTGGAGTTACCAGCAGCAGTATCAGCATTGCTTGTTGTGAACACGGGGATGCCATACAGTTGACCGATTTCACCATTACGGATTGCATTACCATTACCAATAAAAGCCTGTTCTGTGTAACGGGAAAGACCCATCAACGTATTGCGGCTTGAAGGAGGAATGATAAAGAAGCGACCATCCATAGGAGTGTCGTTGTCATCCAAACGCTGAATAGTGCGACGAATAGCAGCGTCAGTCAATGCGGAAGCATTGGAAGATGTGCTGTTATAAACAGTAGTACCATCACCGCCAACAAAGGCTTTGGTGGATGTATTGCTTGTCGCATAGTCGTTAGTACCGACAGTAGCACCATTGAATGCACGACCCAATTGGATCAAGCTAGTGTCTACTTGCTTGGCAAGCGCATAGCCAGCGTCAGCAGTGTAGAACTGGCGCAAGCTGTTCAAGGCTTGTGCTTCAACGATGTCTTCAATGAAACGTGAATACTCAAAGTGTTGGTTAATGTTAACCAGAACTTCTGTCTCAGTATCGGCAATCAATGTAACGGCAGTAGATGCCGCTTTTGCTGTAGCTGAACCACGTGTAGGGGCGGGAATGTGAACAGTGTCACCTTTCTTGCCCTTGAAGTTCATCTTCATTACGATGTTAGCCAAAACAAGGTTTTTCTTGTAAGCGGCTACGATTTCGTCAGACCAGATTTCTGGAATGAACGTTGCTGCGGTGGTTACTGTTACCGCTGGTGTTGGATATGCCATGATTAAATCTCCTAAAACAAATTTTAACGAACCCGTTTCTCTATGTACGCTTGCATGATTTCATCACTAAGCGCAGCATAACGATCTGGGTCTCTCAACTGAAGCTGAATAAGGTCAGCCCTACGATATACCTTCTTTGATGATTCACCAGAACCACCTACATCAACACCTACTGCCTTTAAGTTCTGCTTGCGAGTTACCTCACCCTCATCACTTACTTGCTTACTTTTTACAGTACGTAGCTGTTTATAGGTAGATAGCAATTCATTGGCTGAGTCGTAATCGTATCCAGAATCGGCTTGCTCGAAGATTTTAATGCGAATAGGGCTAGACTTCACCCAATTTGCAAAGTCCTGATCTTTAGCAATTTCGCCAAAGTCGGGATGTTCTTGCGCTAACCTTTGCTGAATTTGCGCCCTTTTCATCTCTTGCGTTACTTGTCGTGCCGCTAGGATGTCAGGGTGATTATCAACAGTCCTTTGAACTGCCTTCTGTGGATTCTCAAAGAAATCTACTTCAGGCTCTTCCTGTCTAGTCTGTTG